CAAAGAATACTCCAATACCAGATGTTGTATTAATACCGCTGTATACGCTGTCAGGCACGGCACTCACATTAATAATAGAACTAAAGTTAGATGCAACGTCTAAATGCGAGTTTATAAGAAGATCAACGGGGTCGCTCTCCTTGGGAGTGGTATCCACATCATCCTGGTATAGGTGTCCAGGTATGATGTATTTCAAAGCTTCAAAGTAATTGGGCTTGAAATATTTTTGGTTTCTTAAATAAGTTTTACCAGACATTAGATGAACTCAGATTTTATCTCTAAATTATTAAGCTGTATGATCTCATTGAAACCTACAGTAATTGGAGACTTAATGTTTTCTAGGGTGGCGTAACGTATAGTAGGAACGTCATCTAAGAGATTCCTAATTAAGTCCTCGGGTACAAAAGGCTCGGCAAAGTCAGTATTATCCATGTTTAAGTAGTTAACTACAGAGTTCCTAGCCCTCTGAAGGATAACCATCTCATCTCTTTTGAGGCCCTTATCCAAAGTAAGTGTAAGTTTTAAATCTAAAGTTCTAATCAAACCGTCAACAACAACAACTTCATCCGTTAACATCTTCTTGGGATCAATCCCTTCCAGAAGTTGCCTCTTATACTCCCGTGTTGCTTTTCTAAGTTGAGTGTTCGAAGCTCTCTCTAGGACAAAAAGATCTATAATGTTCGCAGATGAAAAGGCTCGTCGGACACTAGCTGTCGCCTTTCCAGTGGATCCATAATTTGATATAAATTTATTGGCAAAAGCTTTGTAGTCTGATAAGGTGACCAGTCGATCCTGTGTTCTAAAGTAAAGAGGCGCATACCTCTTAGCCTGAGCGACACTCTCTGCATCTCTGCCGCCGGTTGCTATACTACTGTTTTGAACTGTTATTGTGGCGTTCTCATCGTCGCCTCCACTATCAGTTAACGTCCCCTCAACCTGAGAATTTAGAACGCTTTCACCAATGTTTCCTCGGGTCCCACCTCCAACTCTATAAAGAACCGTGTAGCTGTCTCCCAGCCCAGGAGATCTGCCGATGCTGTCATCCCCGAATAGTATAGAAGCTCTAAAGTCCTCATCAGTTGTGACTTGGAAAATCTTATCATCAGCGCCTGACGCGAAGTAAATGTTTTCCTCCTCCGTGTACACCCCTTGGGTTGAGCTAGCTCCCTCTACGTACACCTGGGCGCTCTTCTCGACGTAAGGACCTTCGGATAAGTTTACACTCTTAATGGCATCAGGGCTTTGGAAGGTGCCTTCCTCAACAACCAAGGCACCTTCTAGAAGTACTACGTCGTTGGCTGTTACCGATGTTCCCACCTTGGTAACATCTAGCACTACGTCCTGACGGGCGTCAGATAAGTCTACAGTACCATTAGTATTTACCTTATAAATAGTATAAGTAAGCTGACCTCCATCCTCGGGCGAAGAAATGGTTACAACCCTATTGGCAGGGCTTAAGGTCAGCGTGGATGCGTCAAAAGTATCAGCAACCTGACAAGTTAACGAGGCGTTTGCAGCGGCGGAAATAGGGCCTTTCATCCGAACACCTACAAGCTCTAGAAGTCGTTTAACGCTGTCTCTACTCCTAGCGGTTCCTATGTAGTTTTCATTAGCAAGGTAATCAGCCTTGTTGGACTGGATGTGACCTACAGCAGCCATTAGCTCGACTAAGAGCATTCCAAAGTCCGAACTTTCAAAGTTGTTGTAATCCAGCGGGAAAGTAGCTTTTACATACTTTACTAAATCCGCAGTTAAGCTATCGAAGTCTGAGGCAGCAAAGTTAATTAATTTTTGCTTGTTATCAAGCTTAGAAGGAAGTATCTTCAAAAAGTCGGATTGAACTGTTCCTGAAAAAGTTACCATTACACTCTAACTCCAATTTCAAAGTTGGTGGCGATCGAATCTCTCACCGCGCAGAAAAGATTTACCTTCAACTCGCCAGTCCTAGTTTCAAAAACTTGAATTTTACCTAGGGAAACGCTGTCTAAGTATCTACTAATAGCGGTTGAAACTTCTTCTTTTATCAAGGCGAAAGTAGCCTCATCCAAGGGTTCCATTAGGAACTTCCTTAAATCACAACCATAATCAGGACGCATAAATCTTTCACCTCGTTCAGTCTTAAGTAAAGACTTTAAGCTAGATTTAATTAAGGCCAGATTGGTGCTCTTACTAAAGTAACCATTTTTGGCATCTGTGGGGATGGGGTAATTTAACCCTGTTAATTTAGGAGATTTTAAAACAGTAGCCTTCTGAAGGTCCGTTGAGGCCACTGTCCCATACTGAGTTACTTTAGTTGAAATAGGCATAATGAGTTACCTTATAAGCCTCCCACATCTATATTTTTAAAGAAGTTCTGGGTTGCGTTATAGTTATTTAGTATGTCGCTACCGTTAAGGGGTTTTGAGTAAAATCTAGTACACCCTAAATAGCCCCTAAGCCCACTTACTCGGCCTCCATACTCGCCGCCCATGAAGTTATTTTCTTCAAACCCATCGGTGTATCCTCCACCCACAATCCAAGGGGTGAAGTAAGTATCCAAGGAAGGTCCAGAAGAGTATTGGAAAGAATTAGTTTGAGTCACGGATGGTGCCTTATAAGTTTCACCTACTCTAGAAGTTCCAAAGACATCCCGATAGCT